GCACGTATGTTGCGTAAGGACACGATCACTGTCACGCATCCTGTGTTCCTCTTCTTCGGAGGTGGTATCCGCGATAGGGTGTACGAACTCGTTAATGAGTCGTACGTCCTAAGCGGATTCTTACCACGTTTCCTCGTAGTGTCAGGGGAAGCCGACCTGTCACGTATGAGGCTTACAGGCCCACCGACCACAGCGAACGTTGACCGTAGGGAGAAGATCGTAGACCAGCTTGTAGAGGTTCATACCAACTACACCAAGTACGGCAACTTGCTAGGTAACAAGCTGACTATTCCGATCAAGCAGGAAGCACACCTAACTACGAAAGCCTGGGAATTGTTCAATCACATCGAAAGCACGCTTACTTACGAAGCGAACAACTCAGCGATGAAAGACCTCGCCGTGCCTACGTTCATTCGTATGGCGTTTAGTTGTCTGAAGCTCGGAGTACTGCTTGCTGCGGTACGTCAGAACCCTGGGAAGGATGACACGATTAAGGTCACTGACGTTGATATGACCAACGCCGCACGTTATATTCAGCGGTGGGGTCAGGACTCTGTTGCACTACTTCACAACGCTGGTCGCACACAGAGTGAGCATCAGCTTCAGAAGCTCCTTAAGTCTGTAAAGAACAAGCCGGGTGTTACCAAGTCTGAACTCATGCAGAACCATAAGCTGTGGGCGCGTGATATCGACAACATCTTGGAGACTCTCATTCAGCGCGGCGATATCCGCGTTAAGAAGGAAGGAAGGGGTATTAGGATATGGCCGGTGTAGACAAAGTGCCAGGGACTCGTAGCCGTCCAGAGGTTAAGGACGAAGAAACTGTTGCTGAGCTTAACGGGCAAGAACTTATCGACGCACTTAACGAGGAAGTCAATAACTGGAACCAGTTGCGTCTTAACCCTGGTGCAGTTGAACACGATATCTTCGCGCTGGACGTTCAGCTTATGACGGTCGTTAACGTTCTGATCGAAATGGAAGTCATCGACCTAGAAGACTTCAACGACCGTTACCGGCGTCGATTCCTTAAGAAGCTGCAAGACTTGCGTAGCGGTATCACCAAGGCCAAGATCACTGAAGGTGTGACAGCCCCCAACAGCGGTATCATCATCGCCCGGTAAAGGAGCCGACTATGCGTATCGAAGTTCGTAGGAACAAGAGCTTGAATCCGCTTAACAGGTACTACTACGTTATCGTTGCTGCTAACGAGGAAGACCTGTCAGTGAGCGAGGCTTACTTCAGCAAGTCTAATGCCATGCGCGCTGCTAATAGAGTCGCTAGTGAGCTTGGCATGCGAGTGAAGGATACCACCAAGAAGGAATACACTAAGCATGGTGGGTTCAAGTAGTGAGACACTGGCAAATTGCGCTTGGTCGTATTCGTCTTCGCGGCCCTGACGAGCCTAATTTCAACAAGGACGTTAAGTACGTGTACAACCATATAGCTCAGCTAGAGGCGAAGCTGCGGGAGATCAAGAACCGTCGCCATGCACCACCAACGCATCCCGCCAACGTTGATGTTGAGGAATACGCCCATCTCGCACTACAGGAAGAAGGCGATTAATGTCTAAGAGCTACGATAGAGACAGTTGGCAGGGTATCCTTCTTATTACCGTACGTGACTTGATCTTCGCAATTCTGATCGGTGCTGCTGTTTTCGCAGTTCTCTACTTCGGAGACTTTTAATGGTCATTGGGTTCACAGGTCGTAAGGGTGCAGGTAAGGACACCGCCGCTCAGTACTTCGTAGGTAAGTACGGGTTTAAAAGGGTTGCCTATGCCGACGTGCTTAAAGAAGCTGTTGCAGAGTTGTACGATGTTCCTGTGGAGTATATGGATAAGTACAAGAACGACAGACGCGCTCGCGTTAGGTTTGAAGTGCAACATGAGACAATCCTCGGTGCTTACGATCATATGCACGATATGTCGCTGCGAACGTTCCTACAGCGTTTCGGCACTGAGGTAGGTAGGAACATCTTTGGCCCTAGCTTCTGGGTTGACCAGCTTAAGCGTCGGATGGACGAAGGCACGATGCGTGACAACTACGTGATTTCAGATGTTAGGTTCAACAACGAGGTTACGCTGTGTGACTACGTTATCGAGATTGTACGCAACACGGTTCAAGGGCCGGACGTGCATGTTAGCGAGCAAGGGCTAGACGAGGAACTAGTCCACTTCATCGTCGTTAACAACGGTACTATCGAAGACCTCCACAGGAGGCTTGAAGCCTGCTTTACGGAGATGCTCAGTGCAAGACAACAAGCAAATACTTGAAGAACTCCACACGCTGCGTAAGCTACAACAGGCTACAGAAGAACGTATCAGTCAACTAGAAAAACAGATAAGGTATAGGACTACAATGAAAGTAGCTAAGAACGGAAACATTTATAGCGGCGTTCTCTGCTCAGACTTGCGACCCTACATTCAAGAGTGGGTAGACATGGGACGAACGCTAGGTGCGCTAGCAGACAGAGCAAGCATATCTGAAGGTTCTATCGTTCGTATCCTCAACAACAAGCAGGACATGGTTAGAACCGATACAGCAGACAAGCTGCTTACTGCGCTAGGTCTGCCGCACATCTTCAACGAGCTGGTACCCGAGCCACCGGAGGGTCAGTACTATGAAGAATAAAGCCGTTCCGCAGAAGTTCAAGGATAAGCCTACTGCCGATGCGTTTCTCTATCTAGAGTTGACAACTCGACAAGGCCCAGGCCGTGACCGTCCTACGCACTCTCGTCGCGGTAAGCGCAACAAGCATGGAAGGCAGCACCCATAATGGCTAAGCCAGAAGAATTTGAACGTAAGCCACTTATCACCGAAAGCTCTAGGCACGAAGTCTATTTGAAGATTCCTCTTGACGCACCTAACTGGCGCATAGACTACAACAGTGAAGGTGGCTATTGGGTCTTTTACGCTTTGTCTTCTATCAGTGTTGAGGATGCCAAGAGTAAGCTTATGCGCCTTGCAACCACGATCATTCAGGAGTTGAGCTAGTGACTGATCCAATCACCAACATCGAAGATAACATACTGTGGCAGGATACAGGTCGTCAGGCTCTTATGATCTTTAGAGGCGCTAGAAGTGATGGAGCGTCTATGATCGAAGCTGCCGCAATCGTAGCCGCATTCTACGAAGGCATGTTTAGGTCGTTTAAGCAGGATGATCCTTCTGAGCAGGAACAAGAGGATGACCATGATGACCATGTTTGAGATGGTAAGAGAGTTCCATGAGAAGTTCGGTCTTCACGTACAGCACCACGCTATCGACTTCTCGCATGAGAACGACGAGCAGGAAGCACTGTTCACGCTCAGACAGCGTTTGCACGTAGAAGAGTGGAAAGAGCTGGAAGACGCATGGGTAGACGAGAACCTCGTTGAGTACGCTGACGCTATCTGTGACCTTATCTACGTGCTGTGTGGTACAGCAGTGTCCTTCGGTATTCCGCTCGACAAGTGCTTCCGTGAAGTTCACCTTAGCAACATGAGCAAGGTTGACGAGGACGGTACCGTTCACCGCGACGAGTACGGTAAGGTCATTAAGGGCGACGGTTTCTTCCAGCCCAATCTACGCGATATCATCTATCCACAGCCAGCGCCATGAACATCAAGATCGTCCACAGGCGGGAAGCACTACGCTACGACGTGTACCTGTACAACGATGACTACAGCATGTCCGGGCACGTTAACTCGGACGGTTTGGTTATATGGGAGCCATATGTGCAGGGCACCATCCCGACAGCTTGGAACGTGTTTGACGAGTACGTGTTTGAAGCCTTTAAGAAGGCAATGATCGGTGAAGCTATAGACCAAGACGATGCACTGCAAGATACGCGCAACGTCCGTGATAGACTACTAACAATGATTGAGACACGATGGAACGCAAACACCCCCTAGCTGATTGCGACGGTTGCCCGTTGCAGCGCAAAGACGCCGCTTACACCACCGGCCCTGTGGACGCAGAGGTTGTGCTGGTTAGTCGTAGTCCAGGCCGTAAGGACGTAGAGAAGGGTAAGCCGTTCTCAGGCATGAGCGGTGTGGTCGTCGATCATCTGTTGGAGGAAAATGGCTATAAGCGCGAAGACATTAAGACGACGAATATCGTCCTATGCGAAACCGAAGACCCTCCAAAAGAGGCAATTAAGCGTTGCAAGCCTAGGCTCGACGCAGACCTGGCTAACGCTAAGACGATCATTGCAGCGGGTGCAGAACCGGCAAGAGAGATAGTTAAGTCAACCCTGCAAAAAGGTAGAGGTATCGTCCATGACCGTATTGGCGCTGGCGCAAGGCTACAGCGGGTCATTGTCACAAACAACCCTGCTGCTGTCATCCGTGATAGCGATAACTTCCCTAACTTGGTCGCTGACTTTCGTTTGGCACTCAATCCTCCTCCGCCTCTCACACTCCCTAACGTTGATGTTCTTGATAGTCGAAGGTCTGCTCTGGCTGCTATCCGTGACCTTGGTAGCAGAGAGCTTCTTGCTTCTGACCTTGAAGGCCACAGGCCACATATAGAGTGTGCAGGCTTCTCGTTCCAAGAAGACCATGCTTACGTGTTCACACGGAAAACAATAGAGGAATGCTGGTCAGAGCTTAAAGAGCTTTGGACTAAACCTATTGATTACGTGTGGCATAACGGCATTTACGATGTTAAGCTACTTAAGGACAATGGTATCAATGGGCACATTAGCCACGATACTTTCGCTATGTCTTACGTTCTTGATGAGCGCCCTGGTACTCATAGCTTGGGCTATCTGCTTCGTCTGTACCTTGGGTGGCCTAACTACGAACCCGAGTCAGTCGATCGGTATAAAGAAACCGGTATTCTTCCTGACGATATATACGAGCTTCTCAATTATAACGGTACTGACACTGGCGGCACTCTTCAGCTATTCAATGTCTTAAAGGAGAAGATCGTTGAGGACGAGGTTGAAGAACTGTACCGCCGTCAGTACGTACCATTCTTCAATGCGCTTACGGATATAGAGCGACGGGGCTTTGTATACGACGCAGAGAAGGCAGCAGACTTGAACGAGGAAGTGGTCATACCGCTTCTACGTGAACTGACGGGCGAACTAGGTAAGATCGCAGGTGCCGAACTTTACAACCCAATGTCCACTAAGCAGACAAGGGCGATTGTATATGAACAGTGGGGACTCAAACATAAGTTACGCGATAGTGGCAAGAAGAAACGGCAGACTGGCTTCGATAAAGATGTTAGGCGTGAAATCCGCGAAGGTCGGTTCGACTCTAAGCCAAGAGCAAGAGACAAGCTTATCGAGTTTGCAACTGTCTATGATAGATTCCGCTCTATTGAAACTCAACGCGGGACTTTCATTGAGGGACTTATCAAAAGGGTCAGGGCAGACGGACGCCTTTACTGTGAGTTTAATCCTTGTGGAACAGTTACCGGACGTACTAGCTCAAGAAATCCAAACTTCCAAAACATTACAAGAGAAGCTAGAGATGTTATACCTGGTGTCAGAGGTCTTTTCTACCCTTCGCCGGGTAATCTCATAGTCAGCGCCGACTACTCACAGGCTGAACTACGGTTCATATCGGTTATGAGCGGTAGCAAAGCCATGCAGCAGATTTACACGGATAGCACTCGTTCTCTGCATAAAGAGACAGCCGCTAAGTTCTACGGTGAGAACTACACTAAGGAAGAATATGTCAAAAGCAAGAATATCAACTTCGGAGTGTGCTACCTGCAATCAGCGGAGTCGTTTGCTCAGATGTACACAATGCCCGTTGACGAGGCTAGAGCATATATCGGTACTTGGTTTGACACATTCCCTGAGATTGTTGAATGGATTAGTGAGGTTCGTGAGCGGATAGAGGCTGACAATGTTCTAGTCAGTCCTTTCGGTAGCAAACGACGCTTTCACTTGATAACGAGGGAGAACATGAATGACCTCCACCGCGAAGGCGTCAACTTTCTTCCGCAGAACTCGGCAGGCCAGCTTACGATCAGTGCGATCATTGAGCTGTGGAAGCTCGGTATCCCCGTTATCAGCACAGTCCATGACTCGATCATCGCTGACGTTCCAGAAGATGAGGTCGCTGACGTTGCAAAGGTGATGAAAGACGTTATGGAGCGAATGCCTGCTGAGCGACTAGACATGTCTCTGCCCTTTAAGGTCGATGTTAGCGTTGGCGAGACATGGGGCACTGTCGAGGAAATGGAGGTTATGCCTCTTGCTGCGTAAAACTGTGTTACGTGCGACCGTTGACCTGGGGCGACTGTGGGGGTCTTGGTGGAGCTACGCCAGACACGCCGCGATTCCCTGCACAGGTGGGCACGTCGCGGCTAGGGCCGGTATACCCTGGGTGTCCGGTTGTCCCGAAGCGCAGATCGCCGCACAGCGCCTCGATACTTCAAAAAGTAAAGTAATGCTAAGCACGAAAAGGAGGTAAGACAGGTATGGCCGACGAAAAGACCTTTAAGCCCAAGCAGCCGCCTACCAGCTTTTCGGCGTCTGCACTCGACAACGCGGTTAGGGATCTCTACGTCAAGGTGTTCGGTAAGCAGCCTCCGACCGGTGTGTCCATTGCCGATTGGAAGCGGTACGTGGAGTCTAGTGGTCGTTGGGATGGTGCCGAAGCTGGCGGTCTTAGGGACACCTTCAACGCTGACATGTACTTTGTGGATCAGGTGAAGG